GAGCAACTGCAAAATCACCTGCGCTTGACGATTTGTTTGATCCAAAGTCCAAAACTACTACAGAAGGATCGCCAGAAGCAGTGTCATTATAGATCAAAGCTCCTCGTGCCGTAATCGTAGAAGTAGACCACGTTTGATCACCGAACTCTGCGTAAGCAGTCGTGCCACTAGTCAGAGGATCTACGTTAGTTAAATTTTTACCTGGAGCACTATAACCCGACCCAGATACTTCGTTCGACGTAGTATAAGCGGTGGTGCTTGCGTCCAAAGTAGCAGCGTCTGTATAGAGCGCCATTTTAAAAGTGTTACCTCCAGATAGAGATAAGTTGTGTATGCCTTGCATTAGCTCTTTTTTAAAGCTAGTGCACATATAGTTTCCAGTAAAAGCCATGTCATAATCTCCTAATCAAGTCGGCTAGTTTGGGTTGTCCAGCATCATTTAACGCATTATAAATTGTAGTTCTGTCACTTTGAATTGCTTCTTTAATGTAATGAGCAATGACCGACTCTATATTTCCTTTAAAAGCATGAGCCTGTTGTTGCAATATAGGGTTAGCTTGATCCGAAATACTAATAATTCTGTCCACACAGCGCGACGCTACTTCTTCGGGAGTAAAACCTCGATTTGTCGTAGTATGAACTTCTACTGCTCCGGCAGACATTGTTAAGCCGTTTGTAATCATGTTTTCTCCCGTATAACCATGCCTGTACGATACTCATCCGTGACTTCTTTAGCTTCACCGTATTGTTTGAGTGCAACTAATGATTCCGCATAACGCTGCTCATATTCTTGCATTAGACCTGGATCGCCTTTCATGTAAACGTAAGCTTCTATTAAACATCCGTACAACAAAGTTAATTCTGCATTTTGACTTAACCATGTTTCACCGCTACCTGCCCCCGCTGTCAAGCTTGCAGGACGATAATAGTAATGTAATTCAACAGCATAGCTGCTGTTTGGAGTTGGGCCTATGATAAAAGAACTAACGTCAAAGTTGGCGTAGTATCTAGGCTCTCCCGTAACTGTACGATCAGGGTTAAATTCTTGTATAAAGTTTACGCTTTTAAAATCTAAAAACTTTTTGTCGTTATTAGCGTCAGTAAAAGACAACGAAAAAGGTGCAAGAAAATCAGTAGGTTGTATTAAATACTCGTCACTGGCTGTCATATTTCCTGTGCTGTTTTTACGAAACAAGGTTAACTGCACAGTTTTGAGAATACGTTCTTCTGCCGAACGAATAAAAACAGGCAGATTAGTTACAAAAGACGTTTCCGTATTCTGCGTGTAATCTTGAATTGCTGTTTTAAGTTGATCGTATGTAAACGCCATTATCTATGTCTTCTCGTTTTCTTTGCTATCTTTTTAGGTTGAGAGGAAAATTGTTTTCCCGCCTTTGTGTCTTTCCTTTTTTTACGTGTTGTCGCTGCATATTCTTGGGGAGACAACGATTTTATTGCGCTCTTTGGCAAATATCTTTCTCCGGTTTTTGCACTGGGCTTGCCTGATTTTGTGCCCCACTTCTGCTTTGTCCATTTTTTCAAAGACTTTTGCGATTTTTTAAGAGCCATTAATTACGATAACCCCCACCTTTTGCTTTGTATTGCTTTGCCAGCATTTGCGCTTTTCTTGCTGACCATTGACCTGGTTTGCCACCCTTACCACCGGCTTTGATGCGATTAAACATTTGTTTACGCATTCCAGGTTTAGTGTAATTTCCAGCCTCGTTGACGCGGGATTTTTTGACCCCACCGCCTTTGTTCATCCGTAAAGGACACCCTGCACCTAAATTTACTCGACGTTCCATAAGCTTACGGCGTATTCGCCTGTCCTCCCATGCCTGAGTGATTAGAGCAATAATAGTATAAAGTAGGTGCACCAATAGCTACTTCAATTTGAGTGTAAGCCCCTGAAGTTCCTGGTGTACCCGCTGTAGTTACGCCGGTGGTATATTCAGAACCACCGCCCCATGTGCCATCACTAATTGTAGAAAAACGCAACGGATGCGTGGGAGAGCCATTAGAAGAGTCGGATTGATCAAACCTGTACGTGGAGCCTTCGTTTAGGTTAAGAGTCGCTTGTTGTACGCCGTCTATGTAAAACTTATTACCCGAACCTGGATTAGCCACAGTTACTGTGTATGTAGTAGTCGGCGTAACGCTGACAGACCCTACGCTAGACGTAGATCCCAGACCGGTTAAAGAAACAGTCACATCGTTTAAGTTGGTATTAACGGTAACGTCGCCTACAAATCCAAAAGCAGTAAGGTTTCTCAAGTTAGGGTCTTCAACCAAAGGAACCCCTACATAAATAGATAAAACCATTGGAGTGGTAGGTCGTGGATTGCGCAAAGCTTGCGGGTCCATAATGTGCTTACGGGGATAAAGTTGCGGTTGTTTCTTTTCCCACTCATCTGGTCCTACCAAAGCCCCTGTCCACTCAAGCTTCATGTCGTTTAACTTGTAGACAAAACCAGAGCGATCAGAAACGCCTAATGCGTATTTTCCTGTGGAAAACTTACTCATCAGCTATTGAACCTCAAACCAGCGTATCCAGGTTGTATTGTAAAAGAGGCCCTATCTCTATCCTCTACCGCCGCTTTATCAAACTCTTCTTCGTACAAAGCTTTTAACATCGGTGTGCGATCTTGAGCTATTTTAACCGATAGGTAATAAGCCAACCCTGCGGCTAAACACGGGTAAAAACGAAAAGGAACTTCAAACGTATTTATAAACGTGTCAGCATCTTGTATACGAGTTAACCTGTTGAAAATTAACAAGTCTGTGTCTTTGTCCGGAGTAGGCCATACCTCTAGTTGTGGCGTGATTAACCTATTTAAAAAGAACTGACTAACTCGTCCTGTAGTGCTTTTGTTTGGAATAGTTAAATAGTCATCCCTACTAACACGAGGTATCGAATAATCAGTGTTATCTCGACGTAAGGCCACACTTAAAATATCAATAGTGCTCTGCACATCTGCAAAATCCACGGCTGCCGACAAGGTAGTAACCGTGCCACTAGTTCCACCCGTTATGTTTTCACCATTGCTAAAAGTGCCTGTCGGGATTGTTATAGCAAAACTTGTAGCAGAAGGGATACTCGTTATCTGGCAGGTAGCACCGCTGGTTCCTCCGGTAAGCGTTTCGCCCACTGTGAAGTTCGCGGAAGCCGCCACGCTCATAGTTAACGTGCCACCAGGATATATACGGATGTTAGTCGCTAAATTTATAGTAGTTTGGTCAATAGTCCACTGATTCAAGCCTCTGTTGGCCCACTCGGCCAACAAAAGGTTTAAAGAACGCTTTGCAGTTTTCAAGTCGTAACCGGTACGCACTGTTTTACCACAACGCTCAAACGCTTCTTCGATATAGTCCGTTACATCAAGCTCGAAATCAGTAGACCCCGACGTCGCCATTAGCGTTTCCTGCTACCAGGTGCACCGCCACGCTTCATTTTCTTCATGGCTGCGCCACCACCGCGTAATTTTACGGGCTTTTTGCCCTGTGGGACTTTTTCTCCCATGGCCATACGCTTGTGTTGTGGAGTGTCCGAACTATTTTTGCCACCACCCATCTTACGAGCCTTAGTGACAGGACCCCCTGCTCCCAAGTTTACTGCTCTTTTAGGTGCAGCTTTCTTTTTTCTGCTTCCCTTGTCCATTGTGGAAACGGCAGAATAGGCCCGTTTTCCCATGGCCTTTTCCGTGCCTTTACTTTCATCTCTACGAGATTTAAGACTTTGCGTTTTTTTACCACGGTTTCTTTCTCCAAGAGATTCGTCTAACCGTGCGTTATAACCTTGCTTTTTACGTGCCATGCTTTAGCCTCCGATAATAGGTTTCGCGTACTCGAAGCATATCCATCAAACCGAACTGCTTTTCGTACTCTTTGTAATACCCTGTTTTCTTTAACTTTTCTGCTGCTTCATGCAACTTTGTCAATCGTTGTATAAATATCATCGCATAATCGGTGTCTATAATGGATTCCAAGTCTTCGTGCGCATAGACTAATTCGTTAGGCTCGTCATCGGGATGAAATGCCATCAACCAAATATCCTTTTCAATGTATACGCCCTGCGCAATCCCCTCATTCATACCATCGATATATTGCCAAAACACTTCCCTGTCTTTCATATAATCAAGGTCAACTAAAATTACTAAATCGTTTTTATCATCCCATGTAGAAACAATAGTGGTTAAATCTTGCCACGTCGGAGAAATTTTAAAAGAAATACCGACTCGATCTTCCGCCCATGCGTTTTCCGCGTATGGACACGGAGGTAAGTTTCCAAAACTTGGGTTGATCTTTTCTAATGCTTCTTTAGACCAAGACCTAATTTCTTCGGTAATCGTTTGTTCTAAATCGTACATTTACCATGCCTTACATGACCAATAACGAGCAGAAAATTTATCTTTTGCTGTATCACAATTGTGACGGGCTCTAAAGTTTTTACGTCTTCCAGGTTGACTTTTCTTTATCGTCATTTTGGCATCACCAAATCGAACTAGCTTAACTTCAGTTCCTTTTTTTGCCAACACCGCCGACTTTTTGCCACCTTTTACGCTTCTTTTAGGTTTGTTGTATCCAGAAAAAGTTTCGCCTCGATACTTCAAACGCCCACTGGGTAAACGCTCTACATTCTTTGTTGTAGCCATTAGTTATAAAACACCGTAAAAGCTGCAACATCAGCAGCCAAGAAATTAACAAAAACCCCGTTCGTACACAAAACGCCCTCGTCGGGTATATCTGGATAATCCGCAGTATTTTGAGTACCCGCAGTTTGCAAAGTCATTACAGTGTCGCCATTGTTTCCATTTTTAAATGCCAACGGACCTGCGCTATTGGTATTTACAAAATAAATGCCTCTAATCCGCGCCCTTCCTGCAAAAATCGTCTCCGAAACAGTGGTTCCACTACCCACCGTGACATCTCCTGTCAAAGCAGCACTGACAGCAATCTGAGTAATTGTTTTAAATACGTTGGTCGTGCTAACTGTTGCTGAAGAACCAGGACCACTAATAGCCTCTGTTACAGCGTTTCCGTTAGCATCTGTGCCAGTAAAAGTAAAAGTTTTACCTGTTTCCGAAGATT